GCTTCAACGTAAGTATGGAATTTCAGATAAGGATTTTGATCCTAATAAAAGAACTCAAGGAATTCCTAACAAATCGGTTAGACTTCGTTGATAAATGAATCTACACTTAGTAAATTTTCTATTAGAAAATAACTACGCAAACACAGAAGAGGATGCCTTTAAGATTTTAGAGGCGTCTTCTTCTGAATTTAAGGACTTTATTATTATGGAGTTATTTGGACAAGAATATAGATTAAAAAAGAAAATACAAAGTACAACAGATTCTGCAACTAAAAAGAACTTAAGAGATCGTTTAAGTAAAGTTCAAAAAAGAAATCGTAAAATTAAGTCTACAGTAAGCAAAGTATCAAGAACAACCGGGCGTAAAATTGCACGTTCTAAGACGTTAAAAAAAGCTGGTAAATTTATTGGTAGAACTATACTAGGCTCTATAATTCCTATTTAATCTAAATAACTTTATCTAAAAATTTAGAAAAAAGTTATGAAGTTACATCAACCACAGCATTTAATGGAAGCCTATTATGCTGTTTATTCTGAGCCAGAGCAGGATTTGAATATCGAGCTTTATGAGCAAGTTGTAGAGTTTCTTGTTAATGAAGGTTATGCTGAAGATGTAGATGATGCAGATGCTCTTATTGAAGAGTTGAGTAATGATGAAATTGAAGGGATTTTTGAAGAAGTAATTAATAGACGAGGTGTTAGTGTAAACGCCGCAGGGCAAAATATTCCTTGGAGCCTGTCAACTGATACTACAACTGGTCGTTCAACTGTTAGAGACCGTTTTGGTAAGAGGGGTGTCGAATCACCTCGCACCAATAAAACAAAAAAAGTATTTGGAAATGTTTCAAATACAATGAGAGAACAACTAGACACCTACGATCTAGTTCTTGATTATCTTATGACAGAAGGCTTCGCAGACGATGAGGCCGCTGCTACTCAAATTATGGCTCATATGAGTGAGGAGTGGTGTGATAGTATTGTTGAGGCTAAGATGGAAGCCGGAAAGAGTGAGCAAGAAAAGAAAGATATTAGAGGTCGTCGTTATGCTACATCTATTGGCCGTGGGGAAGATTATGAAAAAATGGGTCCAACTGCGCCCAATTGGGTTGCTGCCCAACGTCGTCGCAATACAAAAGCAAACCGTGGCATAAAAGGTTGATAACCACTTGACAAACTGAACAACCTGTGCTATACTGCCTGAGATGCCCTAAATACTGGGCCTCTCAGGCAATTTTTTATTGAATTTAATTATGGCGCAACATAAACATTGGAGATACAATGAAGGAAAGATTCTAGACGAACTAGAAGAATATCTAATCTCCACTTATAATCAACATTACGTTGATGATGAAAATGAAGGTCAGCAAACTATGGATCGTATTCTACATAGTAGACGCGATGGGTTTCTAGCTGGTAACATTACCAAGTATATTGATCGTTATCACGAAAAAGGAACACCTAAGAAGGATCTATTTAAGGTTCTACATTATACTATCCTTCTCATCAATCATCTTGAACTCGTGAAAGACACCAATGAAACTATCTAAAGAAACACTTGAAATTCTTAGCAGCTTTAAAGATATTAATCAGTCCATTGTCGTTTATCCTGGCAATATGATCAGGACAAAGAGTGAGGATAATCGAATTGTCGCTGAGGCTATTGTTGATGAATCCTTTGATCGTGAATTTGCCTTTTATTCCATTAAAGGGTTTCTAGATGCTCATAACATTATTGGTTCTCCTGACCTTATTTTTTCTCAAGAAGATTTTGTTCTCTTAAAGGATGGGCGTAGTGAACTGAAGTATTATTATTCCAATCCAGAATTTATCACAGCCCCGGATCAGAATAAAGTCTATCAAATCAAATCTACTGCAATCTCATTTGAGTTAAGTCAGATTCAATTGACTAAAATGATGAGAATGACTACATTTGATAGTGATCGAACTCACTGGTACGTCAATTTTATTGGCGATGAATCAGAAATTCATCTACAGATTCAACATAAAGACGACCCAACAATGCCGTCATATGATACTGTAGTCGGTGAAACGGAACACACTTTCTGTATTAAGACTCTACTAGATAGCTTTTCCTTTATCAATGGAAGTTATGAAATTCATATTGCAGTAGAAAAAGGATTTGCTCTTGAGGCAAAAAACACTGCTCGCAATTTACGTTATCTTATGGCCCTATCGCCAGATTCCACATTTGAGAGTTAATTATGGCCTATGAGTATCTTTGGGTAGAAAAGTATTCTCCCAAGACCGTTGAAGAATGTATTTTACCAGCTGCAATTAAAAAACAGTTTATCGACATTCGTAACTCAGAAAAGGTCCCAAATATGATTCTGGCAGGCCCGAAAGGTGGGGGTAAAACCTCAATCTGCCGAGCCCTGGCTAATGAATTAGATCGTGATCTAATGATTATCAATGGTTCAGACGAAAGAACTATTGATGTTATTCGCAATAAGGTTAAGAATTATGCCTCAACTGTGTCACTAAATCCAGGGAAAAAGATTCTTCTTATTGACGAGGGAGATAATCTAACTCACGATGCTCAACTTGCCTTAAGAGGTTGTATTGAGGAGTTTCAACGTAATTGTACGTTTGTTTTTACCTGTAATAACATCAATGGTATTCACGAGGCCATTCAGTCTCGCTGCCCTCCTGTAATTTTTAAAGTTCCATCAACCGAAAGGTCTGTACTTATGGCAGAACTTTATCAAAGGGTTCTTTCAATTTTAGAGGCAGAGAGAATTGGTTGTGAGGACAATCGAATTTTAGTTAAGTTCATTACCAAACATTTTCCTGATTTTAGAAAAATTATTCATTTATTAGAGACTCATTCAAAGAGTGGAGTAATTGGGACCAATCTTCTTGCCCAAGTCTCAGACGTTAATGTATCCACATTGTTTAAGTGTCTAAAAGAACGACGTTTTAATGATGTCAGAAAATGGGTGGTTGAGAATCTAGACAACGAACCAAACTCAATTCTAAGAAGGGTTTATGACGGTCTGGATAATGTGATGGAGCAATCTTCAATCCCAGCAGCAATTCTAATCATTCACGATCATATGAATACATCAGTTGCCGATAACGAAATCAATTTGGTTGCGTGTTTTATAAAGATGATGGTGGATTGTGAATGGCTGTAGAACTTAAGGAATGGTTGAACTCAATCAACTTTACAAAAGAAGACTTATCTGAACACATTAAGGATTACCCATCCTACATTGTCAATAAGATTCTTGCTGGGGACATTAGTTGTGTTATGCTTGTTAATGAATTGAATAAGCGATACACAATGTCTCCTGAAATGCAGTATAAATTTCTATTACGATCAGTGCCAAAGAAAAAGCGTTACAATCCTTATGTTAAAAAAACAAAGGATGAAAATCTTGATCTTATTAAAGAATACTTTAAGGTTAATACTGAAAAGGCCAAAGAGTATCTTGAAGCACTGAATGTTGAACAACTGCAACAAATTAAACGCGACTTATTCAAAGGTGGCGTGGCTAAATAAATTATGTCTATTTCATTTTTAGGATTATAAAATTATGACAAGTCTTGATCGTAACTTCATTGCTTTTGAAGATGTTGAACCAATTTATGTTGAATTAAAAGAACCTGATGATTTTCTAAAGATTCGGGAAACTATCTCACGAATTGGACTCCTTTCCCGTCATTCAAACGTACTGTATCAGTCCTGCCACATTCTACATTCTCGCCGTGGCACACTGTCTCCCTATCGCATCTGCCACTTTAAAGAACTGTTTGGTTTAGACGGTAAACAAACCACTATTACCGCAGAAGACCTATCACGCCGTTCCAGTACAGCCAAACTATTGGAACAATGGGGACTTCTTACTATTCTCAACCCAGAGGTACTTGAGAAGTATGGTTTTTGTCCAATGAATAAAATTAAAGTTGTCAGTTATAAAGAAAAGGTTGAAGGTGTCTATAAGCTAGAGCCTAAGTACACTATTGGCAACAAGGGTCCTCGTAAGGAAGAGCAGGTTGGTTAACCGTACTTGCTAAGCCTTAATCTATGTGCTAAATAAATGCTAGAGATGCTCGATTGAGGTCTCTAGTTTAACTCTCGCTTTTAAAGGAGAATCTATTATGCAATCACTAACCAGTCAAATTCTTAGTTCACTACACGACCGCTCTATCGGTTTTGAATATGTGATCAATCGTCTTTATGAGGTTCCTGCTGTAAGCAAGTTCCCACCCTATAATGTTTATTCTAAAGATAGTAAACATTATGTAGAAATGGCTCTTTCGGGTTATTCTCGGAGTGATCTAAAAGTTTATACTGAAAATGGCGATCTTGTTGTCGAAGCAACCAAATCAGATTCTGATAAGGATGTCAAATTCATTCATAATGGCCTTGCACGTAGGTCATTTAAATGGACGCGAGCTATTTCAGACGACATTATTGTGCGAACCGTTAATTTCAAGGATGGTCTTTTAACTATTGAATTAGAGCGTGTTGTTCCTGATGCTCACGTTCGCCGTGATTATCTCTAAATAATTCAGGCTACCCCCTTACTTATCGTTGTCGCAAAAGGGAATCTGGCAAAATCCAGAATACCCCTTGACAAATTCAACAAAGTGTGCTAAGATAGGACGAGTTTCAACAACCCGTCCTATTTTTATGGCAACGCGACTTTTTATTCTGACCACTGGTGAGTATGTTATTTCTAATATTACTGATGAAGACCTATCATCCTTTCAAAAATATGAATTAGATTTAAATCTAATTAATCCAAAACTTGTCATTACAACTAACACGCAAAAAAACAGTGATGATCAGAATCAATTACAAACCAATGTAGTTCTTTTGACTTGGCCTCAATTCACTCTAGATACAAAAATTATTGTTAACCCTGAGACTATTGTATCAGAGGTAACTCCAATTAAGGAACTTGAAAATCTCTATCTTGAATCTCTACAATGAAAAACGCAAAACTACTAATTTTTTCTGATAAATTGATTATTTGCCGTGTTAATGTTTTATCACCAGAAGACATTGGCGGACCTGATATGTCAATGATTGACCCATTTGTCGTTACTACAACAGATGGTGAATTTTATTTGCGACCGTGGATGACTGAATATACTGCTCAGACAGAGTTTGAGATTCATTCTGACAAACTACTAACAATGGCAGAACCGACTTATAAATTGTTGTCAAAATACGAAGAAGTGTGTAAATGAATAAATGGCATACCAGTGTAAAGTGTGTTGGTGATAAAATTCTAGTAAGAGGTTATTATGATGGATTGCCTTATCAAGATGTTATAGATTATCAGCCAACAATTCTT